CACAACAAACACTTGCTACCGGTGGAACTGCTATTATTAACTCTACCCCAAATGGTGTTGGTAACTTTTACCATAAACAATGGGTTAAGGCAACACTAAAAGAAAGTTCATTTAATCCAATAGAATTATTATGGCAAGTTCATCCAGACCGTGACCAATCATGGAGAGACGAACAAGATGCTCTTCTCGGACCAGATTTGGCAAAACAAGAATGTGATGGAAACTTTCTTGCATCTGGCCGTTCTGTTATTGATGGTGAATTAGTTCAATGGTATAGAGAAACTTATGTTTGTGAACCGAAAGAAAAACGTGGTGCGGAAGATGCATATTGGATTTGGGATTATCCTGATCCTTCAAAAAGTTATATTGTTGTAGCTGACGTTGCTCGTGGTGATGGAAATGACAATTCAGCATTTCATGTACTTGATGTTGATAATTTGGAACAAGTTGCAGAGTATCGTGGAAAACTTGATACAAAATCATACGGTAATATGTTAGTATCAGTTGCTACTGAATATAACGATGCAATGCTTGTTATTGAAAATGCTAATGTTGGTTGGGCGGTAATTCAACAAGTAATAGATAGAGGTTATCCGAATCTCTATTATACCTACAAAGAAGATGGATATGTTGATCCATCAATTCAAATACCAAAAGGTTATGACTTAAAAGATAAATCACAAATGGTTCCAGGTTTCACTACAAGTTCAAAAACAAGACCACTATTGATTTCAAAGTTAGAAACATATTTTCGTGAAAGAACACCTATTGTAAAATCTGCAAGATTGACCGAAGAACTTTTAGTATTCGTTTGGAATGGTTCAAAGGCAGAGGCACAAAATGGATATAAAGATGATTTAGTTATCTCATTTGCCATTGGTCTTTGGGTTAGAGACACTGCAATAAAACTTCGTCAAGAAGGTTTGATGAAGACACGAATGAGTTTGGATTACATGGGAAAATCAACAACACCACTTAAAACATCGTATCAATATGGAGATGACCGTGATGGATGGAGCATGAATGTGAATGGTAATAACGAAGATTTAACTTGGTTGATAAAATAACGTTTACAATTTTTACTACATATTTATATTAAGTTTACAGTATACAAAATAGGTGACAAATGGCACAAAAGAAATCATTATTTGATAGGTTAAAAACACTTTTTTCAACTAATGTTGTTGTTCGTAACGTTGGCGGTAAAAAACTAAAAGTCGTTGATACTGCAAGGTATCAAGGGGATGGAAACCCACATACATCCAAAGTTATTGATAGATACGGTAGATTACATGGAACAAAGGGAACACCAATATCTGTATACAATCAATACAATTCTTTCTCCGCAACAAAAATAGATTTGTATACTGATTATGAGGCAATGGACACTGATGCAATTATTTCGTCAGCACTTGACATTTATTCAGATGAAAGCACTCTAAAAAATGATCAGGGTGATGTTTTAACAATTAGAACTGATAATGATAATATCCGAAAAATACTTCGTAACCTTTTTTATGATGTTCTTAATATAGAATATAACTTATGGCCATGGATTCGTAATCTTTGTAAATATGGTGACTTTTATCTTTATTTAGATGTGAAGGATGAATTGGGTGTGACAAATGTTGTTCCATTTTCACCATATGAAATGCAGAGAGAAGAAGGAACTGATCCGGAACACATTTATATGACGAAGTTTATTTATGAGGGTCCTCTTGGTAAAGGAGAATTTCAGAATTATGAAATTGCTCATTTTCGTCTTCTCGGTGATACCAACTTTTTACCATACGGTAAATCTATGTTGGAAGGTGCTCGTAAACTTTACAAACAGTTATTACTAATGGAAGATGCGATGTTAATACATCGTATTATGAGAGCACCTGAAAAAAGGATATTCAAAGTTGATATTGGTAACATTCCTCCTGCTGAAGTTGATCAATATATGAATAACCTTATGAATAGAATGAAGAAAACTCCTCTCATAAATGAACAAACCGGTGACTATAATCTTCGTTTTAATATGCAAAATCTTTTGGAGGACTTTTATCTTCCAGTTCGAGGTGGACAATCTGGTACAGCCATCGAATCACTTGCTGGGTTACAATATGATTCGATTCAAGATATTGAGTATTTGCGTTCAAAGATATTCGCTGCTCTGAAAGTTCCAAAACCATATTTGGGCTATGATGAAAGAGTTGAAGGTAAGGCAACTCTTGCTGCCCTTGATATTCGTTTTGCTAGAACAATAGAAAGAGTACAAAGAATAGTAGTTTCCGAATTAACAAAAATTGCAATCGTTCACCTTTATTCACAAGGTTATGAAAATGCTGACCTTGTTAATTTTGAATTGGGTTTGACTGGTCCATCTATTATCTACGAACAAGAAAAAGTTGCTCTTATGAAAGAGAAAGTGGATTTGGCAGGAACACTAATTGAGAAAAAACTATTTTCATTAAAGTATATTTATTCAAACATATTCAATCTTTCAGAAGATGAGGCAGAATTTGAAAAGAATGAAGTTCTTGAAGATATTAAACATGCATTCCGTCAGAAACAAATTGAAAATGAAGGTAATGATCCAGCAGTAACAAAAGAATCTTTCGGAACTCCACATGATATTGCAAGTATGCAAATTCGTGGTGGTGCCAAAGTGATAAATGATGTAGACGTTCCAGAAGGTGGTTGGCCGGGCGCGGGTAGACCTGCTAAAAACTTAAATTATGGAACTGATAAAAGTCCATTTGGACGTGATCCAATTGGAATGAAAGATGTTGGTAATACATTGAAGGTAAATAATTCACCAAAGGTTAATAGTAAAGGTGGATCACCACTATCTCTTGAAAATAAAAATGTTGAAAAATTGATAGATAGTATGTCTGGTATTAAAATTAAAACAAAGAAAATAATATCCGAAAGTCTTAAACCATCTGTTATACAAGAAAATGAACCAAATTTACTTGATGAAAACAATTTATTAGATGAATTGTAATTTTTTCTATATTTATTCTATGAAAGTGCACACAAACAGGTATAAGGAAAAATGAAGAAAATAAAACATTCAAAGTTCAAAAATACTGCAATGTTGTTCGAGTTATTGACAAGACAAATAACATCGGACATCATTTCTTCAAATGAATCGGTAGCAATACAGATACTAAAAAAATTCTTTAATAAGAACACAGAACTTATCAAAGAATATAGACTGTATAAAACACTATCTGATGAAAAATTAAAGTCTGATACTAAGGCAAATATGCTTATTGAGGCAGCGTTAAAGGCACGTAGAGGACTTAATAAGAATAGATTGCAAAATGAAAAATACGAATTGATTAAAACCATAAAAGAAAATTTTGAAATTGATTCTTTTTTTCAAACAAAAGTTCAAAATTACAAACTTTTGGCTTCAATCTATAAGATATTTGAATACAATGAATTGGAAAATCCAGTTGAAATTACAAAATCAAGAATAACTATTCTTGAAAACATAACATCCAATCAGAGTAAAGCCAATTTAACAGAAGATACTTATATTTCAAATGAACCAAAGGAAGTTCGTTTGATGGCATACAAATATCTTGTTGAAAAATTTAATGCAAAATATATGAATCTTTCGGAATCACAAAAAGTTTTATTAAGAGAGTATATCGAAAATGTAAGCAATACCAATAACTTAAAGTCTCTTGTTCAAACAGAAGCGGTTACAATAAAACGATTATTTTCAAAAAATATGCATAGAATAAAAGACAAATCATTGAAGATAAAATTACAAGAAGTTGTTGGTCTTTTAGACGATTATCAGAACATAAAAAAAGTAGAAGAAAATCATATATCTGCACTACTTCGTTATTACAGTTTAATAGACGATTTATCATGGAGTAAATAATGTCATTTAATGAAACCCATAAATACAATTTTCCACCAACACAGGCAGATGATTTTGAAAGAAAAGGACATCCTGGAAAATTTTTAAGATCAATACCATGTGGAACAGGAACAACTTATTTTACTGGATCGAATTATGGTGCAGGTGGTATTATAGTTCCAAGTGGAACAACTGGAACTGCATCTCTTTCTGCTGGTGGCGATGTTCCTTTTTCTGTTCTTGCTGGTGCTCAACGTGTTTTTGAGTTTTCAATATCATCAGTAAAAGTTGATTCCGGAACAGTATATGTTTTGATAAAAAATCAAATTACAAAATAAGGGTGAATTATGAATGTTGAATCTTTCATAAAAAAATTAAAAGAATCAGAAGAATACCGTGAATTTGCTGAAGAATTATCACTTGATGAAATGAGTGTTACTGCAAATGTTGCTGGTTATGATACACCCAAGGCATTTTCTGCAAATGAAAAGGATTTTGAAGAACATAATAAAGAAACTGCCGAGGTTTATGGGTATAAACTTGTTCCAAAGAATAAAAAAAGAAATTATGAATCTGTATACAGACAGGCCATGGATGTCATATCCGAAGGAACATATAAAGATTTTCGTAAAGATGAAAGTAGAACTAGTAACAGAAAAATAAATGATTCTATACAAAATATAAACAGAATCATGTATGAAGTTGAAAGGGTTGTTGATCATGCTTCAAAACTTAAAGTAGAAATGGCAGTTGATCAAAGAACTCTATGGAGAGAATCTAGATCACGTTTAACTAAAATTGCTGAACGAATAAATAGAATTAGTAAAAAAATCAATGAATTAGGTGCATAAAATGAAACAACTACTCGTAGATACTATACTTTTTGCTGCAAATCCAAAACTAATTGCAGAATCAGAAAGAAAAAATAATGGTAAAGTTATAGTTTCGGGTGTTTTACAAAGAGCTGAGGCAAAAAATCAAAACGGTAGAGTTTATCCTAAAAAGATTTTAATGCGTGAGGTTAAAAAATATGCTTCAACTAATATAAAAGAAAATCGTGCTTTGGGTGAACTAGATCATCCTGATTCATCTGTAATAAATCTTCGCAATGTTTCTCATAATGTTCTTGGTGTAGATTGGAAAGGAAATGATGTTATTGGAACGGTTGAAATACTACCAACACCATCTGGAAACATATTGAAACAGCTTCTTGGTGCGGGTATTCGTCTTGGTATATCATCAAGAGGATTGGGTTCTGTTGAGGAAATAAGTGAAGGAACTGTTGAAGTTCAAGATGACTTTGAATTGATTGGTTGGGACTTTGTTTCAAATCCATCAACACATGGAGCATTTATGTACCCAAATCCAATGGGTGAAGGAATAAACGAAGGTTTGATAACCGAAGGTATAAGTACATCCACTATTGTAAAAATTGATCCAAAAATACAACGTATTCACAACAATATAACAAACATTATTTGTGAAATTGGGAATGTTTGTGAATGTATATTTGAGGGGAAATGAGATGCCTTCTTTAAGTATTCAACAACAAAAACTTATGGGATTGGCTCTTGCTTACAAAAGAGGTAAAGTTTCTGCATCTGATGTTAGTAAAACTGTAAAACAGTTAGCAAATTCAATGTCTGAAAAAGAACTTGAAAAGTATGCTAGTACAAAACATAAAGGTTTGCCTAAAAAAGTTGGTGAAACAAAAAAAACAATGACAAAAGAAGAACTTAACCAACTTGTTGCGGATGCAGTTCAAGATGTAATGAGTGAAAAATTCAGTACAAAAGTATTAACATCCGAACAAAAACAACAATATATTGAATCAATATCCAGATACAATGAGTATAGAGAAGTGGTTCATCGTTCAAAGAGACTTCCGGAAGTTGTATCTGAAATAAAAAGAATGGTAGAATTTGCTACTAAAAATATGGTAGAAGAATCTGGTGATTGGTTTGAAGGTGTATCACACAGAAGAAACTCAAAAAGATTGAAAGAATCAGTTAGTGAATTTCAAAAAATATCAGAAAGAATAACTAAGTTACAAAGAACCTTGGAGTCTATCTACGAGAATATAGGTAAACAACTCGGATCATTTTATGAAATAAAAAAATAATAAGGAAGGTGTTATGTCAGACAGAGTTTATACCACATCCAATCCTGCTCATGTAAAAGTTAAAGCAGGCGGGATGAATATAGATACGATGATTAAGGTTTTTAAGCGTAAAGTAAAAGAAGCCGGTATTCTCGAAGAATATAAAAGTCGTATGGAATATATTAAACCATCGAAAAAGAAATCAGAAAAAAGAAACGCTGCTATCAGAAGACAAAGAAAATTGGATTCTGAAAACATTTAATGGAGATAAAATGACCTTTGCTAGTCTTGAAAAACTAATCCGTGAAGAAGCACGGAAAGTTATTGAAAACCTGGAAAGGTCTTTTTCTTTATACGAAGAAGATGAGGAAACTCCTGCTGAACCGGCAACAACAGATACTCCTGCAGAAACTCCTGCACCAGAAACTCCTGCTGAACCGGCAACCGAAGATAAACCAGAAGATAAACCAGAAGATAAACCAGAAGAAAAGGCATCAGAAGAAACTCCCGATGAACCAAAACCAGAAGATAAGCCAGAAGAAAAATCTGATGAAAAGTCTGATGAAAAATCATCTGATGAAAAAAAGGATGACACAAAAGAAAAACCAGCAGAAGAAACAAAAGAACCTAATGAAGAAAAAACAGGATTAAAAACAGTTGGATTTTTGGATAAAGTTAAAACAGAAAAATTGGAAAAGAAATCTTCATTTTTGTATCCAGAATCACGTGAAAAGTTATTAGATTATGATTTTGAAGAAGCACTTGATGTTTATGATTCTGTAATAGGTGAAAAGAAAGACCTAAAAAAATTGTACAAAAGAATAGAAATGATTGCAACATCAAAACATTCTTTATTATCCGATGGTGATTTGGATAAACAAACAATAGTTGCTCTTCAACATTACTATACAAATTCAGAAAAAATAAACAATATAATTAGATTTTCACAACCATCCGTTTCAAAAAAAGAAATAGAAATTCAAATGAAATTGGGTAAACCAAAAGAAGGCGATGCAAGAGAGAAAAAATACAACAGTGCGATGAATGCATTTACGATATATGAATTGGATTATGCCTTTTCAGAAGAACCACAAAGACTTAAAAATAATGTTCTATCATATCGTTCTGTTGAAAATGAAAATATATTACAAATGTTTATTGATGCAGGACAATGGATAGACAAAACTTTTGTAACTACATCATTGAATCCACTTATTTGTGAAGGTGGCGATAAAAAACGAATGACTCTCTTTGAATTTTTTATACCAGCTGGAACTTCTATCCTTACATTGCCATGTGGTATAAACGATTACTGTCACGAAACAGAAGTAACACTACCGAGAAATTGTAGATACACAATTCAGGGTTTCAATGAAACAAGAAATATCTATAAGATATTAGTGGAGCAAATATATGGCAGATGAAAAAAAAATAGATACAAAAGACAGAAATAAAAGGTTTACATACACCGAGAGTGATATTAAATCTCTGTTTCAATACGGTCCTGTAAAAAAATCTACTGAAAAAATCGAAAAAAAATAACTTACCCCATACTTATATTTACGAAATACTCTATTCGTTATAGAGTCCGATATTATTTTTATTGCAATTGGTGTTTCAAATAACACTAAAATAGTTGGAGATTTTTATGAATGATTTATTGAAAGAAGCTATTGCAGATGCAAAAGCCGTCAAGGAAGTAGCATTAGCAAATGCTAAACTTGCATTGGAAGAAGCATTCACTCCGCGTTTGCAGTCTATGCTTTCCAAAAAGTTGGCAGAGGAGGCAGAAGCCGAGGAGCCAGTCGAGGAAGGTGAGGGTGAAGAAGAAACACCCGTAGAAGAATACGGATTTTATAGCGAAGGTGAAGACGAAGAACCTGCTATGGAAGAAGGCGAAGGCGAAGAAGAAGAAGAAGCACCAATGGAAGAAGGCGAGGATGAAGAAGCACCTGTTGAAGAAGGCGAAGATGAGGAAGCACCTGTTGAAGAAGGTGAAGATGAAGAAGAACCAATGGATGAAGAATTGATGGAAATTATTCGTCAATTAGAAGAAGACATTGATTCATCTGAAATCGGAACCGGTGATAACAAGAAGCCATCATCAGTTGCATCAGATGACAGCACAGAAGACAAAAAGGAAAAACTCGTTCAACTCGTTGAAGAAGAAGATGA